CCTAATACTGGCATTGGAACACCAACTGCTTTTGGAACTGTTCCAGCCCCAGTAATTGTTAATCCTTACCCATCTATTACTAATCCAGCTTTTAGTGTTCGTGTAACCACATCTTCTGCTGGTATAACTCAATACGCAGAAGTATGGTATTCAGCTTATCAATATCCTACTGCAAGCCAACTTATATTTGCTGGCACAACTGAAATTCAATCTAACGGCAATCCATATACTATTAATTATACAATGCCTGATGTTCAGCTATTTAATATCCCCGCTGGTGATTGGTATTTCTTTAGTCGTATGGTTAATGCAATTGCTTCAAGTAGTTATTCTTTGGCATCAACTAAATTTGTATGGCGACCAACTACATTTCAATATGAACAACAATATATCGCAGTAGCTTATGCTGACAATATTACAGGCACATCTAATTTTAGCTTTAGCCCTACAAACAGATTATATTTTGGTCTTTACAATACCAATGGAACAACTGCACCAAGTGATCCATCTTTATATAAATGGTATTTAGCAGACCCATCTTTTGGCACTAATAAATATCTTGTTTATGCAAATAGAACAGGGCGTAAATTTAGTTTTGATACAGACTTTGCAGTTTACGCTTCAGGAACTGCCGCATTTGTGCCATCAACAACCGCACAATTTGACCAAAGATTATGGTCAGCATTAGACCCATTAGGTGCAACACCCAATATTATTGATCTTGATGCTTCTACTGGTCAAGTAATTAGAACAGGCACAACAACGACAGGCACAGGACAAGTAAGGGTGGTCAATACGACTGACGGACAAGTCGTTGCCGCGCTTGATCAATTCCTAGATTTTGGCGGTCCTACTACTTATACTGGTTCTGCCGCTACCCTTACCATTGATATTTATGGTCGTGTCGTTGGTTTTACTACACCTGATAATTTTTATATGACTATAGATCAATTTGTGGCTACAAGTGGTCAAACAGTATTTAGCGTTACAAGGGCATCAACTTACATTAGTGGTCAATGTTTAGTGTTCCAAAATGGTTTATTATTAGATACAACTGAATACACTGATACTAGTGGTGCTACTGGAACAGTTACTTTTGCAACTGGCGTGCCATTAGGCGATCAAATTACTATTATCTCTATGAGAGCAATTTCAACAACTGCTTTTTATGACAATACCCATTTATCAGTATTAAGTGTAGCTTCTAATGTAGTAACTTGGAATAGTGCCAATATGCCATATCAGCTTATTAATGTGGGTGATGTGATGACTTTTGCCAATACAGGAAGCCCAACAACTTACACAGTCACAGGCGTTAATTATTCTACGCAACAAATAACTTTTAGCACGACAGTCACAAGCGTTTCTGCTGGTGCAACTATATATAGATATAGGGCATCATCTTCAAGCTATCAAGCATTTAGCCGATTTAGCACAACTCTAACTAATGCTTCTAGTTATGAACCTACCGATTGGGATTTTCAATCAGGTTATGAATTGCCATTTATGAATGGGGCAATTTTAAATGATACCGATTACGATATTGTAAGTAATACAATTACACATTTTCCTAACACAACTACAGGAAAATTGACTATAATTCAATTTAGTGGAAATAATACAACTACACCTACTGGCACACCAGTAAATGTGGTAACATATTCAGTAGCGAATCAAACTGGCTATTCATTCAATTCAACCGCTGGTTCTTTGGGTGTTTATGCTAATGGTATTAGATTAATAAGTAGCACAGACTATACTTCAACATCTTCAAGTTATACTCTGACGACTGCTTATGATAATAATTATACAGTTTTACAACAACAATCATTTGCACGCGCTGGTAGTGCATAAGGGGAAAAAATGAGTAACGCATTTAATTTAAGTCAATTAGCAAATTTTGTGGATACATCAGGAAAACTAAATGTTTCTACTGGTTCTACAGGCACTTTGCCAACAACACAAGGTGGAACTGGTTTAACGACAGTCGGCACTAATGGTCAAGTGTTGCAATCTAATGGAACAAGTTTAACTTGGGCAACTCCAGCAGGCGGTGGTGTAACATCTGTTAATGGATTAACAGGCGCAGTTGATATGACTGCACAATATTCAATAGGTAGTTATGTAATAGGCAGACCAGCAAATTTTACTACAAGCTATAATAATACAACTATAGCGGGTTCAAGTTTATATGCAGTAAGTTCAAATTGTAATTATAGTAATGGTGAAGGTGGGGCAGTTTGGAGAGCTGGTGCTATAGGAAATGCAGGAAACATAGATAATTCTGTAGCATCATTAGTAAATACAGGGTCTTGGCGTTGTGTAAGTATTGCTTATGGAACAAATGGTGGTGGTTGGGGTGTTCCCGGTCTTTGGATTCGTTACGCTTAATTAAAGGAAAATATATGAAATATAGTATAGTTAAAAATTGTAAATGGACTAATGCAGAACATTTATCTATTGAATGTGAAGTAAATTTTGATGATGTAACATCGGAAGAATGGACACCTTTTTGTGCTAATCCATTAGATCATTATGAACATGGTCGTGAAATATTTGCAAAAGCAGTAGCTGGTGATTTTGGTGAAGTTGCAGAATATGTTGCACCGCCACCACCACCTAAAAAATTAACTGAACCTACAGTTTAATTAAATATAAGACATGATAATACATAAGATAAGAGAACCATTTTCACATCTTATTATTGAAGATTTTTATAATAAAGATGAACTAAAACTTATATGGAAAGAATTAGATTTTTTAACTTCATCTAATAAGTTAATTCCAGCTAATCTAAATGGTTCTATTGAATCTAATCATTTATCTATTGTATTAGATCAAGTTTATTCTAATCGTAACATTTCAGATATATTAACTATAAATCGCAAAGCATTTAGCAAAGAAATACTAGATGTTTTTGTAAAGTTAAATCCATTATTAGCCCATATTAATTTAATAAATACAGATTTAACTAAAATTAAATATTATGAAAATTATAATGGATATAAAAAACATCAAGACCTTGCTAGATTTACTGCCTTAACTTATTTTTATAAAGAACCAAAATTGTTTAAAGGTGGTGATTTATATTTTAATGATTTTAATTACACAATTAAATTAAAAAATAATATGTTTGTTTTATTTGTAGGTGCTTTATGGCATGAATCTTTGCCTGTATTTTTAAAACAAGATGGTCATATTACAGGCAATGGAAAATACACAATGACGCAGTTTTTAAATATAAATGAAAATATACAATAACTTTTTAACAGAACAAAATAAAGATTATATACAATCTATTATTGCAAGCCCTAAATGGCAATGGGGGCATAAATCTAATCAAGAAAATAATTACTTTTGGAAGATAGATAAATTAGAGTTTGATACATTTTTTAATCCTTACCTATTAAATAAGATTAAAGAATTAACAGGCGATGATTTAGCAATAGAACGCATATATATGAATGGTCACACAAGTGGCGGTCATGGCAATATGCACAAAGATTCAGAGTTTAAGCAAGGTAGAACATTTTTAATTTATTGCAATCCTGAATGGAATATAGAATGGGGTGGTGGCACTTATTTTTCAGAAAATGATACTGTAGTTAATAACAAACCTTATTCAGCAGTATATTTTCAAAATAATATAAAACATTTTGCTATGCCAATAAGCAAAAATTTTAAAGGGTTACGAGTAACATTAGCATTTAAACTTTTAAAGATAGGATAATATATGTATTCAATATTTCATACTTCTCAATGTGGTTCAACATTATTAGGTGCTTTATTAAGCAAGTCTTTTCCTACAAAAAATGAACCTGAATGGTCACACAAAATACATGAGCAAGAAAACCCATTAGAATTTATTAAACAAAACGCTAGTGACAATGAAATTATTAAATATCCTAGTGTTTATTGTTATTTAATGCCACAGATTGAAGGCAAAAAAGTATTTGTATATAGAAATCTTCTTTCTCATTTAAGCAAATTAAAAGATAGTGCTGATTTAGGATTTCATTTATCTATTATGGGTAAAAATGCTCACCCTAAAACTGCTAATTATGAAATAGAACCTACAGAAACACTTATTCAAAGCCTTTTATGGATGGATAGATGTTTTTGGGTTATAGATTCAAATGATACTTTATTGATTAATTCTAAAGATTTATTTGAAGATCAGCAAAAAGTAGCTAAAAAAGTATGCGGTCATTTTAATATAGAATATGTGCCTGTAGAAATCAATTATGATGTTAAAATGGCAAATCTAAATCATACTAATGATGCTATTCAGCTTGATAATGTTCCTGTCAAGGTAGATTTTACAGAACCACCTGAAGTTTTAGATTTTACTATAGCAAGATGGGTAGATGATATTTTAGAAAATCACCCTAAACTTAAATATTTCATGTAAAATAGCACAATATCATAAGACATAATTATCGCATTGCGTCAGAAAGATGCTTGCGTCATCAACCTTGTAAGGAAAATTATGGCTATCTTTAATAAAAATACACTTCGTCAAGTTTCAGGATTTGACAATCAAATTATCGCTGGTGAACTTGTATATAATCAAGCTACCTACTGGAATTTAACACTTACCCAAACAAATACAAATTTACCTATTGACTTAACTGGTGCAACAATTAACGCATCAATTATTCGCAGACAATTATCTAATGTGCATGATAGTCGTTATGGTCTTACATTTGACATTGCAGATTATACACCCACACCAACACCAGTCACATTAACTATTTCAAATAGAGTAGATGCTACTGGTCAATTTACTTTAATTATTGATGAATCAGCATGGGGTGTTATTTCATCTGACCCACAATTAGACATTAATGCTACTGATCCAGTAGGATTTTCAGGTCGAATCAAAATTTCTTATCCAGCCAGTGGTTCTACACCAGCACAAGATTTAATTGTATTCTTGTTATTCCTAGTAAGATCAGATGGAGTAGTAAATTAAATGTCCACAATAAATGCACAAAT